GTTTTGTTTTGCGATTATGCAGAGGTTGAATTCACGGTCAACGGCATAACCTATGCTGATGTGGTCAGTTATCGTGACATCGATGAGGTGCGTGTTAAACCGTTTGTTTGGCGCACCGAATTCACGGTCAAAACGTGGCTCTTTGAAAGTGTCCCAGTAACCTAAAAGGAGGATATGAAAGAAATGAGCATGCCTTATGGTTCGCACGAAGCAAAAATCTACTTCGTGCAAGAAACCAGCTATGGAGAAGTGCCTACGAACCCGTCGATGACGGGAATAAAAGCTGAAACTGTCGAACCAGTTTTAGACCCGAACTTGACAAAGGTCAGAGGGGTAGGAAGCAGAGACCCGCAGACAATACGTGAAGGACTGAGAGACGCTCTTCTGAAAGTTTCCTATCCGCTGCCGAGCGATGCTCCGATAAGTTTTCTGCAACACGTCACAACACTGAATTCTTTGAGCGTTGAGCTCTTCTACGAGAAAACATCGCAAATAATCGATTTAGTCTACAAGGGCTGCAGAATCGACAAGGCAACAGTAGAATGCGGCATAGAGGACATTGTAAAAGCAAACGCGGAACTAGTCGGACAAAATGTGGCAGTGCAAGGTGCAAAAATCGCAGGCGCAAACTACGCTGACCATACAGGCGCAGTTCCGTTCCACGAGAGTTTTGTGCAACGCGGTGCCGGCGACGGTTCAGAACTGGCAACAGTCGAACGCGCGACAGACTGGAAATTCGTCATAGAAAACAACCTGAAACGAGTACCAATCATCCGCTCCACCGATGGACATTTACTGAAATACTTACCGGCCCGACACCGCAACTTAACTGGCGAATTGCTGTTTGAGTTTGAAAACAAACAAGAATACGACGACATAATCAACAATGCAGAGTTCAGCCTCAAATTCGGTCTCGGCGGCACCAGCAATGCGCTTTTCAAGTATTGCAAGTGGGAAAGTGTTAGCTCACCGACGCGCGTCGAAGAGCTTGTGAGTTTGAAGGCTGTTTTCGTGGCTCGCGATGTAGTAATAAGCTGACGAGGGAGTTTTTCTCATGCAAACTGAAGTTTTGGAACTTGACGAACGCTTCGGAAAAACCTATGCGGGACGATATGTGTTCAGCGAGATAAGCTGGGCAAAGCGCAGCAGAATAATTCAGAACCACACGCAATACAGCCAGATGACAGGAAAAATCGCTGCAAGCGATTATGTTGCGATACAGGCCGAAACGATTTGGGCAAGTTTGAAAGAGCAGCCACCGCAGAAACCGATCAGCCTTGAAAACCTGCTTGGCGAAAACATCGGCGTCCCAATAGGTTTGGGCGAACTTTTCAGCCAAATCGTAAACAAACTGAACAGCTTGGGTGTTGAAGAGACGGCTTTTTTATCAGAACCATCCGAAGACAAAAACCAAACCAAGCACTCACTGACTTCCGACTCTGCAAAGAATTCAGCTGGACCCCGCTGCAGTTGCGACGACAACCATCAAAAAGCGTCCAGCAATTCGTCATCATCCTCAACGAGTTAGACCGTCAAGCGGAGGAAGAACGGAGAAAAGCTGAAAAAGAGGCGAAATGGCGTGTCCGTTGAAATCCAATACAATCTCGAAGGCTTTGAAGGATTCAACAATGCAATGGAAAGGCTTGGGTCGAACATGCAGCGAAATATGCACTCACGATTGTGCACATGGGCTACGCAAGTCAAAAACCAAGCTAAACAGGCTGCACCAATACGAACGGGCGCTCTGCAAAACTCAATCGAAGCAACAATGAGCGAACTAACTGCCCAGATCCACGCCAGCGCTCCTCACGCCGTGTTCATTGAGTTTGGAACGCGATTCAGAAAAGCTCAGCCCTTCCTTCTCCCAGCCGTTCAGGAGAATTTGTCAACTCTCGAGCAGACGCTCTGCGAAGCAATAGACGACGCAAGAACGGAGGCAGGGCTGTGAGTTTTCGCGAAATCGCCGTCACCATCAGAGCAGTGAACCATGCCAGCCACGAGTTTGCAAAAATACAAACCGACGCGGAAGCTTTGTCCACTCGAATCAAGAGCCTTGGAGCCGCAATCGCTGGGTTAGGCGCTACCGGAGCCGCCATCGGCTACGTAGCTCATCAGTTTGGACTGTTGAATAACGAGCAAGCGAGGATTTTCAACAGTGTCATGATGGTGGTCTCCGTTTTCGGCATGTTCATTCGGACGAGCTGGGGCGTTGCCGTAGCTCAGAAAGTTTACGCTGCTGCGTGTTGGATTGCAACAGCCGCCCAAAATGCATTAAACGTGAGTTATGCGAGTTTTTTGGCTTTGACAGGCGTGGGCATTGCAGTCATTATTGCCGCTGCAGCTGCAATGTGGAGTTTTGCAAACAGCATGAATTCTGCAACGGCAAGCGTTGAAAGTTTCAATGATGCTACGACGGAGTTGCCCTCAAGTCGGCGTTCGATAACGCGGGCTGGCGAGGAGGAAATGTACAGGCGAGGAGTGGAATAGGCTGTGAGCGTTGACATTCCCAAAATTGCCGTTGCCTTCGGGTCCGTGGCACCGCCTCAAGGAGACATCATTGAAGTCAAGGTCCATCTGGGCTGCACAAAAGAAGTCAACAGCTTCGAGGTCGTTCTGCAGAACTGGGAGAAGAAATACAGTCCTAACGGAACCTCACCGATAAACGTCGGCATAGACGGACACATAGACATTGGAAGAGGAGCGAATGTTCCGCAAATCATAACCTGTCGTGTAGAAAGCGTCAAATACGAATCAACCTCTTCCGAAAATTATCTGCGTGTCAGCGGTCGCTGCTGGGGCGAAAAACTGTTCCGCCGAGTGGTGTCGAAGACTTATGAAAACAAGAAAGGCGAAGAAATCGTCAAGGATTTGACGGACAGCTATGCAGGGTTGAGTCACAACCGAGATGGAACCGAGCTTGTAGAAGACACTGACACTACATACACAAAACTCGAATATGAAAACACTCCAGTAATCGACATTCTAAAACATGTGGCAGAAAGCGCCGATAACGCAGGCACAATAGGCTTTGATTTTCGCGTGGCCCCAGACGGCAAATTTGAGTTTTTCCCAAGCAACAGCAAAACCTCGACAATAAATCTTAGCGAGAAAATCGAACGCAGCGAATATCGAAAAGACATACATAGAATCAGAAACAAAACAATCGTCTATGGGGCAACAGACAAAAGCGTTCCATCCGACAAAGACGTTTGGACCGAAAGCCTGACACCTGCCGACGGTTCGTGGAGCGCAGTCTCAGGCGAAATAAGCCTTGACACGGGAACAAAAATCAAAGGGTCTGGAAGCATCAAAACCTACGCCACAGGCCTTTACTACGCATCTTGCATGTTCACGTTGGAAAGCGACAAGGAAGTCAATGCTGAACTCTACCCGATTCTGAGTTTCTTCATAAAACGCGAAAACACCTTCAACGGCAACATCAACGTCATCTTACACGACGTCACAGACAAGAGCGCCAGCCACTTTTTCGAAGCTGGAACCAACGAATGGTTCCAAAAACAATTCAGAGTCGGCATAGCAAACGCAGATATGTGGAGTGTTGAAAGTGGCTTTGATTGGACAAAAATAAAGAAGATCAGGTTTGACTGCTGGTTTGACGACACGGGCACTGGCAGTTTCTGGATAGATAACATGTTTTTCGGCGGACGCAGTTACTCGTCAACGCAAGGAGACAACAACAGCCAAAACAATTACGGACTACGAGAACTCGTCGAGGTTGACGAAGAACTCTGCAGCGACACGGAATGCGAACATCGAGCCAACGCATTATTAGCGTACTTGAAAGACCCAACTGAATATCTGACGGTGCAGAGCACCGTCATAGACTACGGAAACACGCCAATTCTGCCAGGAGACAAAATTCACGTCAACCTACCCAACGAAAACGTCGATTCAGACTTTCGCATTCTCAGCGTTGAATATTCCGTTGACGCAAAAATCCAAGTGCTCGACATTAGCATGGAACTTGGACGGGAAACACCGCTCCTAGCCGATTACCTCTACTCGTTACGCAGCAAAACTGACCACTTGAGCAGACACAAAATAGCGAGGGCGATTTGATGACTGTTGCTTACGGACGATACGAAGAAGCCTTCAAAGCCATACACAGTGCCCTTTCTGAAATCGCGGCGCCTCCCCCAGGCAGAAAAATCACCAGTCTTTCGTTCTCATGGAACTCCGATGGAACCTTAGCCTCATTGAAAGCCTACGACGGCGAAACAGAACTATTCACACTTAGCTTCGAATGGAACCCAGACAGTACCTTGAAGGAGGTAAGCCGAACCATTGCCTGACAAAGCCCTAATAATCCGAGACGATAAAGGAAAATTCAAAGACTTAGGCGACGTTCTAGCCGTTGCCCGTTCAGAAGGCAAAAAACTCTTCAAAACCCACGAAAACATTGCAGTTGTCAGATTATTATTCGATGTTGAAGTCGGCTGGATAGCAGTTGTACGCTGTTCGGCAGTTGCAGATGCAGGGTGTTCAGACTCATTTGTTGTAAGTGAGGCGAGGAAAAAATGAAAAATGCATCAACAAAAAAGAAACATCAGACGGTTAGTGGCGTGGCTTGAACAAGGCCCGAAACGTTGGCTCTTCGTGAGAAAAGCAACACGCCTTCTGGGACACAAAACACACAAGAAAATCCGAGAAAAGATCATTACAGAAAAAATCGGCATAGACTCCAAACCCAAGGCTCTAGCTGGCATGCAAAGACGCGTCGAAATCTGGCGACCAGTACAAAATCTGACACAAGAGGAAATGAAGAATGAGTTTTCTCTGGCGAAAATTAACGGAAACCAAACCGCATTAATTGATGTGGACGAAAAATTGCTAACGCTTGATGACCTAGTCGTTGACGCAGGCTTAAACGCGTTGTGCGGACAAGCTTTTGACGGAAGCGGAAGCAGACCAGCAGTTTTCAATTACGTGGCCATAGGCACCGACGGCACAGCACCAGCAAGTTCACAGACAGCATTGCTCGCACAAGTAATGACCCGAATACAGGGCACTTACGCGAAAGACGCAGGCGTGGGAGAATGCAGCATGGACGCCACCTTCAACATAGACGGCACCTATGCCTTGCAAGAGTGCGGGCTTTTCAACGCAAGTTCAGGCGGCACAATGTTCTGCAGAGACACCTACACTACAAAAAATGTTGTTTCAGGCGACACCATCAGAGTGTATTACACCCCGAAATTCCAAGTGCCATAAAATAGGAGTGAAGATAATGATAAATCAGTCTTGTGCATCTTTGAAAAGACTGCCGCGAGACGTTTTGAATCTTTTTCCAATGTGGCAATATGTGTGTCCGCACTGTGGCGCTGATCTAGGCTATGAACCTGTTGAACGTTGTGCGAAATGTGGTGCAAGATTCAATCCTGAACAAACTCGTATTCCACCAAGATTTCTTGAAAGTCATAAGGCAATGAGTGAATTTGCACACAAAGTTTTGGCACCGAAACTTGCGCTGAAAGAGCAAGAAAGACTTTTCGAATTTTTCACCGACATTTTTGTGGATGGATTTGAGACTGGCAGCTTCACTAATTGGACAACTACTTACGGCAGTGGCACTCGAGAAGTTGTCGCCGGCGCGGCGCATCTTGGCGTTTATGGCGCACACCACACGGTAACTAGCGGAAACTATTTCATCACAGTCAAAAATCTTGGCACTGCCTACTCCACGATATTTGCCAGATTGTATGTGAAGTTTCTCTCTTTTCCCGCGAGCGGCTATTACTGTTTTCCGCTCATTCACGCTGGAAGTGCATATAACGCTACCCAAACTAGTGGCGGAGTCAAGAATGATGGTGGAACAATGAAGTGGGCGATGCAGTATAATCAAGGCGGCACTGAAGGCGTTTTGCTTCTTGCTTCGCCAAATCCGGCAACTGGCACATGGTATTGCTTGGAATTGAAGACGGTTGTTAATGCTGGCGCAGGCGAGTCCCGCTTTTATCTTGACGGAACGGAAAGATTGGCGCAGACAGGTCTGAACAACACTGGGCGCAGCAACATACAGTATATTGATGTGGGTGTTGGACGAACAGGGCTTTACACTACGAGCGGGGCTATGGAGAATTACGTTGATTGTGTGAAGGTTGCTGATGCTTATGTTGGATTGGAAGCGCAGGGCGTTTTGCACGAGATCAGTGTTGACGCTGTTGCGGGTGTTGCGCCTTCTCACGTGCAGCAATGCATGTTTTGCGTTGAAAAGGAGGCTGATGCGTGTTCGAG